GAACTACCTCCATCTGGGTCTGCTTGTCCGCTTGTTTCGGTGCTGTTTACATTCGCCCAAGTAGTACTAAACGTATTGCTTTGCAGAATAAGATTAGTACGCACCTTCTCAATAAGGCCGTTAGAAGCCACTCGGGTGGCGTTGCTGGCACGGGTGAACGTGAGCTGCCCGTCGGTAGTGAGTGGTTTTTGGGCATAGATTTTCCCACTCTTATAACCCGAAGGCAAAACGACCATCGAGGCCATATCGTAGAATGCGCTCATAGTAGGCGTGCTATTGCGTTTGTTGTGCATACTTCCGCCTCAATGGTACCGCTGTCGGCCAGTACATAGGCCTCGTAAGCGTCCCAAATCGGGGCGGCGTAGTTTCCACCAGTAAAGATAGTTATAAATTGTGCCGTGTTCATAGGGTGCAGGTATTGAACTCTATTATACCTCCGTCTGCGTAGACATAGGCATAGTAGGCTAGATTCGGGGGAAAGTAATTGGTTTGCTGCATTACGCTTCTAGTTCAAAGGTCGGACGTTTTACTAGCAAATTGTTAGGGACCAGCTCATAGCTGAAAAACTGCACGTACGTAGCCCGGCAGCTGTCCCAGGTGTAGGTGAGTGAAATGGGTATGTAATAGCTTAATCCCCAGTACCCAAAGTGCGTAAAGCGGGCTGTGCCGTGCATATCAATTTCGTAATACTCTTGCGGCTGGCCGCGCTGCATATTTAGGCGCTGGGCGGTAATCTGCAAAAGGGCGTTGAACGTGCTTACGCTGGTACCGCCGTCAAAGCGGTACTCTATCCAGTCGTCAATGTTATTACCAGCTGGGTAAAGCAAAGCCTGGGTGCTTGGCGTTCCCGCGGTAATATCGCCCAAACGTGTGCGCAGCTCAACCTTTTCGCCCATAATACGCGCGCTGTTGTCTGCCCGGTATGTGGTTTCGGTTTGGCCAGTGCCGTGTAGGCGTATATCGTATTTCATGGTCGGCGCAGAAAGGCCTAGGCTGTCGCCGTCGGTTTGTACTGCCTCTAGGTAAATCCATACTTGGTCGCGGCCCAAAGCGGGCGTAGCGGGCAAATGGTAGTTATTTAGGTTGTGCTCTACGTTAATAACCCCCGGCACGCCGCCTGCGGTAATGTTCCCACTTTCTTGAAACGCCATGTAAAGGTTAGTGCCCCAGTTTGTCGAGTCAGTACTTTGCGTACCGTACACCAGCCATAGACGAAATTCTATCGTATAATGGCTGTTATAGGTCCCGTCGTAACTGGCACGGGTACGCATTGTGGTGTTAAAAAAGTCAAAATGCGTAGTGCCGTCGCCGACGTAAGTGCCCAAGGGTATGCCTTGCGCGGTCGTATATACCGGGTTCGAACTGGTGCCAGTTATTACCGTGTGTTGCACTAGGCGCAAAGTATCTTGAAAAGCAAACTGCGTGCTGCCAAACTCGTGCACTATGTCGAACTGCTTAATGGCGGGTAGGTACATTTTGGTACCGCCAGCCTGCACGGGTAGCGTTTGGACGCTCGTAAATGCCCGACGCACTAGAAAATTGCCAAACATATCGTAAAAGCTAAACGTCGCGTCGTTAACGCGCGTTAGGTCTTGAAATACAATATGCCCTTTGTCTTGGTACATACGCAGCCCGAAGCAGGTGCAAATGTCGTTTATTACCTCGCGGTAGGTCCGGTAGTTTTTGTTCTCGTCGTAATAAAATAACGCGTGCTGGGAAAGTGTGTTGTACAGTCCGTCGTACTGGAAAGGGAAAGTTTCCAAACCCTGCCGCGTGGTATCGCTCACCGCTATGCCGTCAAATAAACGCTCTAGGTCTAGGCGCGTGAAGATGTCGCCGATTTGGGTAATAAGCCTTTTATTTCCGGTAAACGTGTACATGGAACTTGGTAGGTCCATTTTGTAAAATCCGTCTACCGCTATAATGGTCATAAAGCGCGTACCATTGATTACCTCAATGCTGCACGCTGGTGGGGTAATTACTCCGGCCCATTCTTTACTTAAGCCTTTCCACAGCTCCATGTAAAAAATGCCGTCTGCGTCCTTGGCTACCTGCTCTAGCGCAGTGCTAAAGGCCGTGGTGCCAAACTCCGCCTGCAATTCCATGCGGCTGGGTACTATGCCTGGTATGTATGCGTCTTGCGCGTCATACGTGACGGACCAGCTTGCCGTATTGAACTCAAACGGGTTATAGCTAATTTGGTCCGTATCGGCGAAAAGCTTAATGGTGTAGCCTTTGGAATCCGACCAGGCGAAACGCTGCTTTGCCATTAGTTAGTAGACCTTAAAAATGTATCCGTGCGCTTTGAGGCCATTTGAATATCGATGCCCTTAAGGTTACCCACTATCTCAATAATTCCGCCTTCGCCGAATATGCCCCCCAAACCAGTGCCGCTGCTCACAGCTTTGAATATGTCGCCGAAGCTACCGCCACGCACCGCCTTAATAGCAAGCGCTAGCGCCGCGGTGACGCCTACGGCTACCGCCATTTGCGTAATGTATGCCTTAATGGCGTTGCGCATTTCGTCAAAGAAATTACTACCGTTGAGTAGTGCCGCGTTAAAGGCTCCGGTAAGTACCGCGCCAAACTGCGCGCCTATGGCCGTAGCTAGCTGGGCCTCCATGCTTAAGCGCTCTAGCTGGTCTTTGGCTCCGGCAATCATGCGCGCCATTTCGTCGTATGCAGGTATAACGCTGCTACGCAAAACGCGGTCAGTGTACACTAGCTGCGTGTTAATCGGCGCTAGGCCTTTGGTCACGAACTTGGACGCCTCGGCCGTTGGCACTACGAATACCTTTTTCGCTGGCTCCGTCAGCTTTTTAATTTCGTTATTGGCCGACTCTATTTGTTTTTTGAGCTCGTAAAAGCGCTGGCTGCCAATCTGCACGCCTTCAAACTCGGCGGTAAGGGCCTTAAGGTTTTCGCGTAAAAGCGTTAGGTTTTTCTCCGGCTGCGCCCCAAAGTTGAACACGCTAGGCCCTGCGGGCTTTGTGGGTTCCGTAGCGCCTGGGCTTATGAAATCGCCAGGCCCACCCATACCCTTGCCGGTTATGGCCAAAGACGCTAGCTCCGCCGCGTAAAGTAGCGACGTTTGGGCGAACTGTCCGACCTTGGCCTTTAGGTTTTCCCAGCGTTTAGTTAGCTGGGTAATTTTGTCGCTGGCCGTTACCGCGCCTTCGCCCATAAGCTCTAGCTGCTTGCGAGCAATTTCGCCCACGGCCTTACTCACGTCGCCAATACTCGCGGCCTCTACGCTCACGCCGTTAAGCTTTTCGCGTAGCTGCGCTGCCGTAATGCCAAGGTTATCGAGAATAAGTGGCGACTTGCGGCCAATACCCATAACAATGGACTCGGCTAGGTAGTCAACGCTCTGCCCGGTTTCTTGTGCGCGACGCTTGGCGAACTCTAAAAGCGTGCCTAGTTCCTTTACTCCTATGCCAAAATTGCCCGCGCTTGTGGCGCGTTTCATTAGCTCTAGGTCGCTTAAAAGTCCGTTGGTGGATGCACGTAACGCCTGCAAGTCCGAAGCGCTGCCAAATCGCTTAAAACCGGCCTCTACTTTGGTAAGCTCGTCCCCTAGGCGCATGGCCTCCATAGCAAAGGACGTAATTTGTTGACCAGCGAAAGCCAAGCCTATGGCTGCGCCCAAATTGTTAAACAGCTTGCTGGTTTCCTTTAGCTTGGCATCTACTTGCTGTATGCCACGGCGGAACTCGCTGGGGTCTAGCCCTAGTATTACCTTACTCGTTACGTCGTTTGCCATGGCTCTGCAATAATGCCCGAAGGCTGCTTACTTTTTTCTCGTCTTCAAATTTAAGTAGGTCGGTTTCACTTACGACCTTTTTAGTGCTTTTCCCGCTTATGTTGACTAGCACGGCTGCAAGCCAGCGGGTACGTTTCCAGTTTTCTTTTTCAGCCTCTACCGCGTGGTGCATGACAGCTTCAAGCTGTGCGTGCGTTAGCGTTTTCGCTTCGCTGGGCGCAAGGCCCAAACGCCCGACCAGCTGACCCAGTACGTCTACTGGGCCGCCGGCTGGGAAAAAGGGCCGTTAAGCCGCTGGGTAAGTTCGGAAATGTCCCAGGCCCCTGCCATAGCCTTAAACTCGTCGAAGCTTGGTCGTTCGGAAACGTCCCAAAATTCTTGTGAGTAAAGCATGGCTAGCATATCAGCTAGGCCAAGATTTCCCAAGTCGGTAACGGTTTTTCCCGTGACCTCTTCAAACAAAAGCGCTGCCCCCAGCGTAAACTTTTTCCCTTCCATCGCTTTGCTTATTAGTTGGTTCCTACGGTCCAGGCGCCAGTACCGTTAAGCGTAAAGCTTACCGTGGCGTTGTCTTTGTCCGGGGTAGATACCGACAGCTGCGTTAAGATAGCGTCGCCTTCGATTTTGGTTTCGCCAGCTACCGGAGTAACCGAGCCAGCTGCCACCTGCGTGATGCGAAGCTTGACAATATCGCCAACCTTGCCGTAAAGCTCGTCCACGTTCCACAGTGACGCGTTGTCGTCGTCCATAATGGTGCTGCCGGAAATGCTCCAGGCTTTAGCACTCGTAACGTAGGTGCGGAAAACTGCCGCGTCTTTGCTCGTCGTTTCGCGCGTTTCCGCGTTCATTTCGAAGCTGGTTTCGGTTTCGCTAGCGAAGGCCTTGTATGTGGTCCCGCCGTCGATGCTCATAAAAAGGCGAACTTCTCCGCCGCTTAATGTTGCCATGTTAGTAATTGATTAAAAAAGTGAAATCTGCCGCAAGTATTACGGTTTCGTCGTCTTCGTTGTAGAACATTTGCAGGCCGTCCATGTAGCCGTATTTGAAAGTATTGTGCTGCGTGGCGATGTAATCGCGCACCGTTTGCAGGGTGCTTTGTGCTGTGTCGGCATTTAGGAAATGCAGGAAAAGCGTAGCCGCTGCACGCTCGGCCTTGTACCCGTCTTTGGTTTCGGTAACTCCCAGGCCGTTAAATTGTATAACTATAAAGTCCTCTGCAACGCCCTGCGGGGCTGCATACGAATAAACGGGTACTGCCGTGCTGGCGTTTACCGCGTCGTATATGTACTGTAAGTAGTTCACCGCAGTTTGTCCTTAATACGCTTCAGTACAAAGTTAGTCATAAGTTTTTGAGCTCGCGCAGGTACGGCGCTATTTGCTAGTGCTTTGTCAAAAAAGCGCTTTGCCGGTAGGCCTTTGCGCTTGACTATGCCGCTATCCATGTGCGACCGGTACAGCGCATAGCCGCTAGCCTTGCCTTTTTTGGTCGTTATTTCCTCGTATTTTTTGCCCCTGCGTCCTGCCCTGGCTCCGCCGAACAGCTGCCAGTTGGCGTAGTATGCGCCTTTGTGCCCATCTAGACCCACCACGACGTAGGCCTTTTCCGTGCCTTTGTTCGGGAAAATATCTATGGTTTTGTAAAGGTTGTAAAACTTCGAGTAGTTTCCTTTAGCGCGTTGGCGCATTGCCGCCTTACCTTTCTTTGGACTGTCTTTGTAGGCTTCTAGCCGGGCCTTCGTCATTAGCGGCCTAGCCTCTTTAGAAAGCAGTTGGCGCAGCTCACGAAAGCGCAAAGTTTCGCTAGTGCCTAGCGTCTTTAGTCGTTCCCGGAACTGGTCGAAATTCTCTACTCTACCGCTTTCGCTTTTAAGGTAGACGGTGTTACCGCGTGCCATTGTCCCGCAGTCGGGTTTTAACCAGCAAATAACGGCGGCGGCCTTCGGGCACTACGCTAATTATATCGTAATCCTCGTTATTGTAAACGAGCCGCCAGCTAGCTTGCACGGCGTTGCCGTAGCGCAGTCGCCACGTAACATTAAACGCGCTTTCCATTTGATTGTATGGCATACCCTCGCCGCCGGCTTGGGGTAATACCTCGCGCCCCGCGTAGAATGTACCAGCGCTGGCCCAGGTCTTGATAACCTGCCCGCTGTTGTTTGGTACACTAGTCGGCTGGAAAAGCTCTACGCGCAAGTCAAGCATTAGCTAAAGTTTTGGCGGTAGCGAAACGCTAGGCGGTCAAAAAAGCGGTTTGTATTGTACGGCAAGTCGTCGCCGTAATCGTAACCAAATTTAACGCGTTGGTACAGCGCGTGTTTCACGTCCGCGGGCGGGTTGGTGTCGCCGCAGGTATAAATAATCCGCATACGCGGGGGTACCTCGTCCAAGGTAATTACGGTGTTTATGTAATCGTAATCCGTGTAAAGGGCCAAGGTGGTGGCATTGCCTTCGTCGTCGTATGCCGTAACGCTAGTAATAGCCGTAACCGGACCCAGGGGGAGCGTGTAGCTCGCTTCCCCCGTGGTGTCCACTGTTACAGTTGTAGCACCTAAACGGTAGCCGGTGTAGCTGTTAAACTCCTCGACCGCTGCGCCAAAAAGCATAGTTAGGAGTGCATCGTCTGCACTCCCGTCTACGCGGCAAAAGGCCTTAAGTTCGGTAAGGTTTACCGAAATCGGCGTATAACTGCTAACCGTTACCATGTTTAGATAGTGATGTCTTTTGCGATTGCAAACGATTCGTTACGCAGTACGGCTACGTCCATAAAGCGCTCAAGGTAAACCTCAACGATTGACGACTTCATGTTGGTGTAGGGGTCTACCATAAGGGTAGCACCGCCCCAAAATCCAACCTGCACGTCAGACCAGTTGCCGAAAATCATACCGTACTCGTCCGGGTTCGGGGTCGTGTAGATAGGCGACAAGGTAGTCGAAAGGATGTTGTAACCGTTAGCAGTTTGAACTGGTGAAAGCGTACCCTCAACGAGGAAACGTCCCGAACCAGCGTCAAGCTTGGTCTGCTTCAGTTTGGCCAAAACGGCGGGGTGCGTAACGTAAGCCAAGTTACCGGTCAAAGCGTCGGCGTTAGCCAAAGCGCTTTCAAAAGCGATAAGGTCGGCGTAGTCGATAGCTCCGATAGTCAAAGCTTGAGCTGCAAGCTCCACGTAGATACCGCTGGGCTGGTTGCTAGAACCGGTGCCGTTAAGGATTACGTTTTCCAAGCCTTTGTTAAAGGAAAGGTTGAGCTGGTTAATGATACGCTGCTCGATGCCGCGGCTGTACTCTTGACGGAGCAGCTGGTTTGACATTGAAGCAGTAATAACCGCACGCTTGGGCGACATGGTTACCTTGTCAAAAGTCAAATCTTGTGCAGTGTCCGTGCCGGTTTCCGTCTGCCAGTTAAGGTTGTAGGCTGCCGTTTGCTTCGGGAAATCTACGTTACCCACTAGGTTTTCTGCTACTGAAACTTGCGAAAGCAGCGGAGTGTTAGGGTAAAGAAAGTCGATGTAACGGCCCGGGTCCGTAAATACCAAGTCGCCACCCAAGTTACCGCCGGTTCCGCCGGTTACAGTTTGGGTACGCTTGAGCAGCATTTCGGGCAGGTTAATAGCGTGCATATCGCGCGCCTCTACTCCAAGCTTGCGCTTTTCGTTCATGCCTTCTTGGTTAACCTCGGCTTCTACGCCGGTAAGCTTACCGCTGCGGGCTTCGTTGATAGCCTTAATAAGGCTGAATTTGGCAAGGTTGCGCTCCTCTGATTTAGAAAGCTTGCCCTGCACAGCCGATGCGTCTACCATTACGTTAGCGCGGGTTTCGGCCTCTTGTTCGTGATTTTCCACGGTTTCGGGGTTTTGGGTTAATTGTTCGGGTTGTTCAGCCTTTAGGGCTTCTTCTAGCGACCGTAGTGCTACGGACGTAGTCGGGTTAGCTCCGCGCGGCGTAAGGCTAATATCGTACATTTCGCCGATAGCCTCAATAATACGCACGGGCTTTTCGCTGCGGACGTTTTCCCAGCGCTCTTTCTTTACGGTAAAGGCCCAGCTTGCTTGGTCCACGTCGCCGCGGGCTACCAAGGTGCGCACCTCGTTTCCGGTTGTGGTTTCGGGCAAATCGAAACGGAACTTCAAGCCGTTATCGTCCTGCTCCAAGGCCAAGGTGCCTTCGCCGTACTTTGACCGCGCTAGCACTTGGTCGTAATTGTGGTTATACAAGGCGTGTACGTCGTAGCTGCGCAGGTCGCCCAAGGCGCCCGGCTCGATGCGCTCGACAAAAGCTCCCATATCGTACTCGTTCCAGTTAAGCGCGTAGCCCTCGACGGTGTTACTGTCCGTCTTCGGTATCGCTTGCGTCCGAATTTCCTTCTCCATTGTTTTGGTCATTACTAGCCATGTGCATAGGCTTGTTATACTCGTCGCCGCCTTCGATTGGGGGCAAGCCCTCGGTGCGGCGAATTTCGTTAGCGCTCATGGCGCCGATGTTCCAGTAACTTACGTTACGCTGTACCTCGGTGGCAATATCGCCACGCATTAGGGCCTTCATATCAAGCTGAAAACGGCGGTTACCGTTGAGCAGCTTATTGGTAAATTCCTGCTCGATTACTTCTACCAGCGGGCGAATACAGTCGCTAATAAATTGGGCGTTCTGCGCCTCGATGCTGTTGGCGTATCCGGCACCTTCCATGTGGCCGATTTTGTGCGGGGGGACCAAGTACAAGCGGCAAATCTCTTCAACACTAAACCTTAACGACTCGATAAGCTGCGACTCTTGAAAGTTCGCGGCTACCGGCTTGTACTCCGCGCCTTCAGTCAGCACGGCGGTCCGCCCCTTATGCTCTTTGTTCAGCTCGTCAAACTGGCGGCCAATTTGCTTAACGCGGTCAGCGTCGCGAATGGTGCCCTGAATTTGCAGAATACCCTTGGGCATACCGCCATTACCGTAAAAACCGCCCATGTGTGCGGTTGCCGCCATTGACGTACCGATAATTTCCTTCGCGTATGCTACCGGGCTAACGCCGTTAATACCGTCCAGCGTCCAGTATTTAAGGTGGATAATTTGGTCGGGCGTAAGGTTCATGGTTACGCCGTTATTTAGGTAGACGCGGTATACCAGGCTTCCGCTGGTCGTGTCCAGGGTTACCAAGTCCGTGTCGATTAGCTCAAGCCCGGCTAGCGCGTTGCCGCTGCGCATGGGCAAAATGTACGCGTTACCGCGAAGCAACAGCTGCGCCATAAAGGCCTTACGGAAATCGTAGCTATTATACGCCTGGTTCGGGCGGCGGCTTACCAAGTCGTTAAGTAGTCCGGGCTGGTAAATAAGGCCTTGCTCCGTTTCGCGGTACAAGTTCCACGGCATTGACGCTACCGTTGAGCTAATTAGGTTCACGCACGCGTAAACGGCGGAAACCTTTGGGGCGTTAGTGCTGCTTACGTTTTCGCCCGCTAGCGTCGAGCTGCCACCGAATAGGCTTAATAGCCAGGGCTTCGGGTTAATGATACCCGAAATGCTACGGGTTATGCGGTCATACCATGCCATACCAAATACAAAGTTATACAAAAATTAGGTCTATATCTTCATAAGTTGAAATTCCCGTGCTAGCATTGTGCACGTAACCAGCCAGGGCCGTAATTAGGGCCGCTGTGCCGTCGATACGGTCCGGGGCTTTGTCCTTTTGAAAGGTCCAATTATCGTTCTTGTCTATGTGCAGGCTGGTGTTGGCTATCATCCATGCGGTTATAGGGTTGCCGTCGTGCGTAATTCCCTTGGTTGTAACCATGCGGTAGAGCAGTTTCATAGGCTCATTTACCATAAGCGCCGACTGGCGCACCTCCCAGCAAAACTGCTTCCCGTACTTACTGCGCAGGCGCTCCACCGTTTCAGCTGCGTTCCAAGGGTCAAAGAAAATACCTTCTACCGGGTGCTGTTCCATAATCTGCTCAATCATGGCTATACGGTGCTCGGTCGTTGTTACCTCGCCCTTTACTACGTCTAGCTGCCCGTTTTTAATCCAGTTGCGTACCAGGTTCGGGTACTTTTGCTTTCGCTTACCCATAGCGTGGTCGGTAATTTGGTAGTATTGCTGCGTATAAAAACGCTCGCCATTGAAATAAACCACAGCGTAAGCGGTAAAGTCGTTTACCGCGGCAAGGTCAACGCCTAAAAAGCAGCGCCATTTGTCTAGCGTTTTTGGCCTTGGGCCCTGGCATTTTAACCATTTACCTAGCTCTATGTAAGGTTGCGCGCTACCTGCCCACTGATTTAGGTGCAGCTTGCGCAAGCTTAACAGCGTTGGCTCGTCGTGCTTGGCCGTGTTGCTTAATTCCTCTAGGTACTGGTATGTAACCGTTACCCCCATGGACGGGTTAGCCTTTTGCCATACTTCGGGGCTGTGCGGGTCTTCGTCGTCCCCTGCCCCGTAGATAATAGTTAACCAGCTAGGGTCTATTTCGGGCTGCTCCGCTACGCGCTGCGCATACTCGTGCCACTTGTGCGCGAAGCTGTACGCACTGCCTGCCGTGGTAATGGCTATCATTTGGCTAGGTCGCGCCGCCATTGACGTGCGCAGGGCTTCCCACAGCTCCGGACCCTTTACCTCGTTCCAGCTGTGGATTTCGTCGCAAAGGATTAGGGACGGGTTTAGTCCGTGGTTACTGCCGCCGTCGCTGGTAATGGTCTTTAAGTACCCCGGCTTACCCTTCAAACGTATTTCCTTTCGGAAAGGCTCTAGCACTTTCTGCAGCTGCGGGTTTAGCAAAATCATGTTTCGGACGTAGCCAAACAAAATACCTGCCTGCTCCCTAGTGGCTGCCGCTAGGATTACCTGCGGGTTAGTGCCGTCCTTAAACCCTTTGAGCAGGTGCGCTATGGCGAGCATGGCAATAAACGCGGACTTTCCGTTTTTGCGTGGAATTTCCAGCCATACCATGCGCTTACCTTCCGCGTCCCGGATTAGCCCGCGTTGCCAGTCCATGAGCTGTACCGGCTTGCCTGCTCCCGCGTCTTCGGTTAGTACGCAGTAGCGTTCAATTATATTTTCAGTCCAGGTTGAGGTCATTGGCTAGCGTCTTGCGTAGTTTCTCGATTTCAGCCTGGGCCTTTTGCAGTGTTTCGATTGCTGGGTTTTTGCGAAGCACTGGCTTGCCTCGGTCGGTTACCGCTTCAATAATTGCACCGTGCGTGTCTATGCTTTTTTCGCATTCGAGCTTGATACGTTCCCAGCGGGCTAGTTCCTCATTCATAAAAAAAAACGTGTTTTAGTGGTTTTCGGGTCGTTTTGGGCCTTGCTTTGGCTCACTCAAAAAATGGGGTTTTCTAAAAACCCAGTATTTATGCGGGTTTCAGCGCGTGGGGTATCCTGCTTCCCCCTCAAAAAAGAGGCGTTCTCGTCGGTGGAATAATCGGCACTCGCATTTGAGATAGGACCCCATCCCCGTTCGCCTGCTGTCTTCTTGCCATGGCATTGGATGCACAGTATTTGTAGGTTCGCTTCGTTGTACACTTCGCCACCTTCTGCTATTGGTCGTATGTGGTCCACGTGTAGCTCGCGGTCGAACATAGGTACAGTACCGCACGCCTCACACTGCCCACCTCTGCGCATTAGTAGGGCTGCTCGGTACTTACGCCACTTGGTCGATGCGTACAGCGGGTTATTGGCCACTATGCGCTTACGGTGTGCGTGGTGCTTTAGATAGTTGGGCATGAATTAACCAAATTAACTACTAGTAACTACTTTTTTGAAATAAACATATTACTACTCTACTACTATTATATATACTTTTAGAAAAGTAGTAGTTAGTAGTTAATTAGTTAATGAAGCTCATTGGACCAGTTTATAGGTGCTAACGCCTTGACCATGCGCACGTTATCGTTGCTGGTGTAAACCATTAGTTTAAGTCCAAGCGAATTAACTACTGACCTAACCTTGTTCCTTGCAAAGGGTCGGTTGCCCGTGTCGTGGCAATAGCTGGTGTAGCTCCGGTAGAACTCACTAAAGCTAATTTCTTGCCCTTCGTACATACTTATGCTCTCATCGTGGAACGATTGTAGGCTATTTATTGCCCTTCTAAATTCCTGCAATTCGACCACGTTACTGGGCACGTCGGTAAAGCTTTTGTTTTGGTACAGCCTTAAAAGCCCGTTGTGTGCCCATTGTATAATGCCCGGCATTTCCTTAATAAGCTCGGCCGTTAGGCCCCAGTTCTCACGCCCTACAAAGCTGTTATTAAGGCTGATTACCATAAGCCGACGAAATACGCCGTTACTCACGTCGTCCACCATAGGTAAACCATTGGTCGCAAACGCAAACTTTGCATAGGGCTTGAAATCAAACGGTTTCTTATACTTTGGATTGGCTGTCAGCGTTTCACCTGCCACAGCCTTTTTAAAGCCCGTGGTCCCGGTGCTATCTTTATAGCTTATTTCCGTAGCTATGTTGACCCAGCTGCCTGCTAGGCGTTCTAGGTTGCGCTGTTCGTTTAGTTCGTGCCACTCTAGGCGCGTAACGTATGGCACCATAGCGGCTAGCACGTCCAGTATAACGCTTTTGCCATTGCCGCCGTCCCCGTAAAGCACCAACGCTTTGTGTAGGTTTAGGCTACGGTCTAGGCAATACCCGAACCATTCTTGTATAAGCTGGGTCTTTTGGTGCGCGTCGTCGTCGCCTTTAAATACGTCTTCTAGGAACTGCAACCATTTAACCGGAAACGCCAGTACGTCAAAGTCGTAAGGTATAACTTCCGTTACTTTTTGCGGGACCTTGTAACGTAGGTCGGTAATGAATTTACCGCCGGAAATATACCCGTTTAGAAAGGGTACAATATCCACGCTTACCGTATCGTCCGTGAGCTTATGGGCTAGGTAATCTATAATATATGTGGTCTTGGCTTGCGTGCCCTTGGACTTTAGCAGGTCAAAACAAACCGCGGCTAGCTCGTCCCTGGTTATTTCCTTGTACTCGTGCCCTTCGGCGACAAAAAAACGGCCCTTGTGGTAAAAGCCGTTTGCATCTTTAAGCTGTTGTTCGAGCCATAGCGCCGCAGCGTATGGGTCAGTAATTCCGTCTATCGCTTCCATATATTAAAATTCGTTTCCCATGTTAAGGGGTCGAAATCGTCCCCTAGTTCCCAAATAAGTTTTTCCCGTTCCAAGTGTTTGGCCCAGTAAAACGTGTTCGCGTGGTGCTTGCTACGCGTAATGTAAAGCGCTAGGCGCTCTAATAACTCCGCTTGGTGGCGCAGCTCTGCCATTTCAGCCTCGACCTGCTCCAGCTCTTTACGCAGGTTTCGCATATCAAAGCCCTTGCTTTCGCTTCGCTCTATAAATTTACGAAATCCGTTCATGACGTAAATAGTGCAAGCCTATAAACTCGGTCTTTGACCAGCGCTCTGCTTCTACGTTACCGCGGAACTCAAGCAGTACGTCCGTTAGTGTTCCGTCGCTGTATTGGTAATAGAACTTAAACAGCATATTTTGACGTGCAACCTCGCTCATAAGATACGTTCGCGTTTAAGCATCCATGCGATTTCCTCGGCGTCTTCTATGGTCATAACCACTAGCGTGCGCTTGCGGTTCTTTTTCCATAGTATTACATTGTACATACCGTCGGTTTCGGGCATCTTTTCAAGCACTGCGTGCGGGTCCAGTCCACGCTCTACGTGCTTGGCTTGAATTTGAAATGGGTACGTGTCTACAAAGTCTACGCCTTGGGCGTCTAACCATTTGTTGCACTCACGCGCTGTGCGCACGTTAGGAAAGAGCTGCCGCAGCTTACGCGCCACGGCTTGCTCAAACCGGTTACCTTTCTGCTTGACGTTCATAAGTCATAAGGGTCAATGTCGCACGCATACTCGTGAGCCAGCGTGTAAACTTTGTTATACAATTTGTTGGGCATATTAACGGCATGGCCGCCAATAAACAGCGTAATACGGTCGACAATAATACGGCAGCCGTCCTCGTCGCACTCACGCTGAAATTCTACCACAAGCTCATCCTCTAGGTTAAGCTCCCCAAGGTTCCAGCTTTCAGTCATCGCTTGCGGGTTTGACCTTCCCAGTAATGCAGCCAAGTCTTCAGCTTTTGCAGCTGCTTCATTTGCCCCCATAGGTCGCTTGCTTCCATTGGGTCGGCGCCTTCCATCTTGCTGCGCACTAGCGACAGCTGGCCCTCGATGTACACCTCAAGTTCCTGCGCCATGGGTGTGCTAAAATTGCTCATGTGCCTGCTTTAATTGGTCGTATAAAAACTTGGCCAGCTCGTACACTTCGGTTACTTTCATGGTCGGGTCTGCGTTCACGCGGTCCATAGCCATTTTAAACGCTACTTGTATTAAAATGCTGCGGTCTTTACCACCCGCATTATTTGCGGGAACTTGTGGCGTATATCCACCGCCCTGCGGCCGTGCATTAAAGTCGCTTACGATTTTAGCTAGCGGCGTTTGGTTTTTGTCGGTCTTTCCGGTCAGCTCGTAATTGATTTGCTGGCCCGAAGCAAAGGCGTTAGCCTTTTTGGCGTTTACCTTAATATGCTCACCGTTGGAAAGGTGCAGCTCATAAGAGTACATAAGGCCGTAGGCGCTTTCCCAAGTGCCGTCTCCTGCTGCGTGTTGAATGGTTGCCGTTTTCATGCTGTGTAGGTAAAAATTAAGCGGTAAATGGTTACTGCCGCCAAAACTGCGAGCAGCGTCATAACGACGAAGCCCATAATGGGCACGCCTTTCTTGTCAATCCAGTTAATAAATTTATTTGCCATTGTTTGTTAGTGTTGGTTAACACTGCAATACTAGGCCATAAATTCTTAACGGTTGTAATTGTTTTCGGTCAATATCTGCGGGAAAACGTCCAAAGTGCGCTTACCTTGGCTTTTGCGTAGGTAAAAGTCAACCGTAATACAGCCGATTGGCTTGGCTGGTGCCCCGCGTTCTACGTGCCAGCCGAAAGCGCCGTCGGAATACTCGTCTTTGTAGGTGCCAGTGCGGACGTGCAGCACGTCCTTAATGATTGGCACGCGCCTGCCGTCTAGCCCGGCTTTGCTTTGGTACATGGCGTACAGCTCGTGTACGTGGCCCATCCAAATGCAGTCGGCGCCCTCTACATCGGCCATTTTGCGCTGGTTTTGTATCACGCCTCGCGTGACTGGTCCGCCACCGCCACTACCGTGATAGTAATGGATTTTGTACGATTTGTCAAATGTGGAACACTTAAACTGTAAAGTAAGCCAGCCACCGTAGCCCCCGACTGTAAGCGGTATGTTCGGCTTGTGGGTGTAGTTATATAGGTCAGCGAACCGCTGCAAAGGGTCCGTTTCCACGTTTTTAATAATAGCGGTTTCGTGGTTTCCATAGCCTACAAAAATAATGGTGTCGGCGTAGTCCCCGAACCAGCCCACCGCGTCTTCAATGACGGCATCTAGGTAATTGACCTTATTGTGTTCGGGTCGAATATCCTTTTTGCTGCGCCTTGGGTCGTACTTGCCCTGCATTAAACAAAAAAAGTCGCCGTTAATGGCGACCTTCGCGCCTTCTTCTTTGGCAAGGTCTAGGTGTTTCTTTAGCGCTTTGCGGTCGCAGTGTGGGTTATCCCAATGCAGGTCCGAAAGTAGGTAAAGCTTAATACGGTTACCCGGCACGTGCAGGGTATGGCTGTTTCGGTAGTGGGTAGTTATCATTTCTTTAGGATTACCGCCAGTAAAGCTAACCCTAAAATGCTAATAATCACCATTGCCGCCTTTTCCGTCTTTTCATCGGCCTTTCGGTCTACCTTTTTTATCGTTCTTTCAGTGTAAAGTTTTACCGTATCTCCTTTACACGTTCCCTTAACGTAGAAACGTTCCCCCGGTAATCTTATCACTTCGACCTGTACGCGGTCGTTAACCAGCCTTACGCTATCGCGCAGGGTAATGGTGTCGTGTACCGTCTGCGTTTCGCGTATGGTAACCGTTTCGACGACTTTAGGGCTGCAAGCGGCTATAAGTAACGCGCTTGCCCACATTGCGGGCGCGTAGTATTTCACGTTTAAGGTCTTTGGGGTTGTAACTGACGTGGACCCACTGGGGCTGGGCGTCGCCGCCAAATTCCCAAATGAGCTGGGTAAACATTAAGTTACCTTTTATGTAGTCGTACAGCTTTTTGTGGTCGCCGTCCGGTGCTTGAATATCCGCCGCGTAGCCGTGCAGGTGGTCGCTGTTGCGTGCGCCGTGTACTAGGGTGTTAACGTCCTTGCTGCGGTATCCGCTGGTTACATTAACTGGCCCCACCGCATCGCGTAGGGGTTGTAGCACCTTTTCGCATAGCGTTCGTAGGTTTTCCACCTGCGCCGCATTTGGCGTATTGTCCAGCGCAAAGCGCGTTTTTGTAAGCTCGGCAAGGGTAAAGTTTGCCGTTAATCTTTGGCCCATAAAAATCCAATTATCGCAGGCAAAAATACACTAGCCTCGGTTAGTGTGCTTTTACCGAACCAAACAAGTATAAAAGCCAACATAAAGAGTATGCCAGCTAGTATGCTCGTTTTAGGATTTTGGGTTATTCGCTTTAGCATCGCGGCGCCATTGGTAAATAGTGTAGGCAATAGCCAAGCAAAATGAAATTGTGCCCACAATAGGCTGCACTTGGGCGAATAGGGCGCTACCGATATTTAAGGCCCAAGCTCCGGTTACGTGTTCGTTTGTCACGGCTCAATAGGCTTTGGCGGTTGGCAATATGCAGCACTGGGGTTGGCTTTGCAGTAATCCTCGGCGTATGCTGCTTCCCATCCGGCGAAGACGTGAACGCCGCAAGGCTCTGGCCACACGACGTACGACGCGAAGCTGGTGGTTGCTGGTTGGTCAGCCCATAAAATGTCTACGCTTACTTTGGTGCTTTGGTCGGTGCAGTTGCCTTCCTCGTCCCAAGCCTTGCACAATTTGCCAAGCTCCACAACCGCCACCACTTTAGCGGGGTCCCAGCTTTCGTTCCCTTCCTCGTCGGTGAGGGTTATCTTGGCCTTTGCCGTAGCCCATTGGCTAGGCGTGAACTCGTATTTTAGGAATTTCATAGCGTGGTCAATTCTGCCAGTTGGGCGTTGGTTAAACGGGTCTTGAATAGTAGGGCTTGGCTGATTGCTTCACTATTTGAGTAATGTGCAACCCTCTGCAAAGTATGTGCAAAAGACAAAGCTGACGTAGACGTAGCCATTTGCGTTCCGTTAATATAAATAGCCATATCGTTGCTTTTGTAAGCTACGGCAATTTTTAAACGTGGCACAGTTGTGCTATTGTATGTATAATTTAAAACGTCTGAACTATTATTTCTTATTTGAATATATACACGTCCATTTATGGAAGGCTCTGGAAGAATAAAAATACCAGTTCGGTAAATTCCAGCATCGTTATCATCAACGGCAATATATCGGTCGTAAGAACCAGTTACATAAGAACGATTAAAGTCAATAAATACAACCCCTTCCGTCTGCCCGATAAGCGAGCTAATGCCCGTTTTAGAAGCAGCATCCGCCACACGGGTCACGCTCGTTCCCAATGTGGGGATGTACGAGGTGGCGTAGGCTCCTGCTTCCAGTTGCGCTCCCCAAACCAAAATGTCAACGCTTGAAGATACACCCGATTCAATAAGGAAACGAGGGTATAAGTCCGTGCCTGTTGCGGTGAATGTATGCGTATAACGAACCCACTCCGTAGTAAATGAAATGGTTACGTTTCCTGCTGGCGCACCTAAAAACTTCAAGCTGCCGTTTCCACTTAATGACTTAATATAAACCGAGTAAGTGTAGGTAGTTCCGTTCGTAACTGCATTATATGATAACCAGTCAGCGAATGAACCAGTAGTATTTAATGCAAGTTGAATTCGGTCTGCATTTTGGTAGCCATCTGGACTCACACCATAATTAGCCGTAAAAGTTGCAGTAGCATTTCCATTAACTGAAGCACTCCATCCAGCAGCAGTTGAGAAATTCTCGCTATTTAGTTTGAGATTAGTCCGCTGCGGCTCAAGCAACAGGCGAGGACAAGTACTATTCAAGTAGTCCAAACGGGGTAACCCACTAACAGGGCCAACGCTTACTGCTGCGGTGGTGGTGGCGATGTAGTCGGTTGCTACTCCGTTCTCAAATTGGCTTTGGTAAATAAATATATTTCCAGTTGTGCCAGTTATTGCGCCATCATTATCGCTTTGGTAAATCTGAATAACGCCAGCAGCATTAAGATTTGTTGACGTTACCGAGCAACGATACCAACCCGAACCAATAGAAACAATAGAACCAACTGAATTAAGTTGAGTGCCTACTGTTCCCGTGTTTAGATTAAAATAAGAGGTATGACCAGTTGTTCCGTCATAAACTACAACACACAAAAAATTAGAAGTTCCCTTTTTTGCAACAATACTAAACGTCTGCTCATTTGCGGCCATTGTGATGTCCTGCTGAATACGACCAGTAGTACCACTTTTATCCAAAAGCCAAGCAGAACTACCTCCATCTGGGTCTGCTTGTCCGCTTGTTTCGGTGCTGTTTACATTCGCCCAAGTAGTACTAAACGTATTGCTTTGCAGAATAAGATTAGTACGCACCTTCTCAATAAGGCCATTACTTGCAACACGGGTTGCACTTGAGGCACGGCTGAACGTAAGGTCTCCCGACCCATCCAAAGGCTTCACCGAGTAGACCTTTTGGTTCTTGTATCCCGAAGGAATCATTACGAGGCTTGCCTCATCAAAATAACTGCTCATCAGTTCAAAATAAATAGTTGGTCAATCAAGCATTCTTCTCCCTCCAATGTTGCTCCGTCATCGGTCATACGCTGGATGTAAGTATCAAAAATATCGTAGTAGGTGTCCTCGTTCAAGTCTTGAATAGCAGCCACCAAGCAATCGTACCCCTCAACTACCCCACCATCGTTGGTTACACGGGTAACGTATTGGTCTACGATTTCATTAGCAGGAGAGAAGCACGGAGGTGCTGACTCGTTTTGTATAGATAAAGTCGTTTCATCCACTTGGCCGAACCAAGAGGAACAATAGACAATACCCCAGCTGATAAGGTTCATTTCTTCTTCGCTTTACTTAAAAACAACTTCAGCTTCTGGATATTCTCCCGCTTTACTCCGTACTTCATAGGTACCATCCGTGAAATGATTGTCCGTCTGTTGGGTACATCTCGCCATTTTGGTTGGCGTAGTACTCTGGGGTTAAACTTCCGTAGAAGGTCAGGTAGCTGACCAAACGTCTTCCGTAGTGTTCTGCCGTATCTCGCTCCTTTTGGATGAGGTACTCCAGCTCACTTTTGTCAATGCCTTCAGAG